GTCCGGCCCCGCCGCCGGAAAGGTACTGCCCCCCGCCGGCGGGCGCGGTGCGGGTTCGGAAGCCCCAAAATATTTCTAGGTGCAAAATTTTTTGAAGGGCTTCCGCGTTTTTGGCCCACGAAAAGGGGGTACGGGTCAAAAAATGTAAGTCTGGGGCGAACATGGCGGTAATGTCACCGGGATGGTGGACGCTTACAATTTGTAAGCAACTCACGTTTTGCCGGTGCCAACAAATCATTCCGGTGTGATCTTGTTGAGGTCAACAAAATCGGGATAGACCATCTTGCCGGGGCCGGCAAAATGGTGGCTATGTCATAAAGTGTTTACATCTGAAAGCCCCAACCGGCAAAAGATAAGACGTTATAAGACGGTTTTGGTGCTATACTTAGTACAGTGGAATTATGGAGAGAGGCCCCACGGCGGCGAACCGAGGGGCCTTTTTCATACACTGTTGCTTACAAGTTGTAAGCGACCCGAAGAAATGCCGCAGGACCGGCGGCGAAACTGAATGCTCTGCCTGGATGATTTGCCAGACGGGGCATTTTTATTGGAGGAAAACCAAATGGCAAGGCGAAGCGATGAGCGCGATGCCGCCCGCGCTGAGTACATTGCCCGGATGGAGAAAGACGGAGAAGTGAATCTTCGGCAGCTGGCGGACGATCTCCATCTTAAATATGATACGGTCCGCCGCTGGAAGGCAAAGGACGGGTGGGGCCCGCCCGCACCCCGGAAGCCCGGCGGACAGCCGGGAAACAAAAACGCCGTGGGCAACCCCGGCGGCGGGGCACCTGTCGGGAATGAGAATGCAATGAAGGATGGAGCCTATGCGACCATCTTCTTTGACAAGCTCACCCCGGAAGAAAAACAGATCGTAGAGAATGCGCCCCGGAACAGCACCGAGCTGACTTCCCACGAAATCGGCGTGCTGCTGCTCCGGGAAAAGTACATTCTGGACAAAATCAAAGAGTATCAGGCTTTACCGCCCGACCAGATGATTACATCCAGCGTCATGGATATGCGAGTGCCCGGTGGCCGTGGCAAGCGGAAGCGGGACGGCGCAAACCAGCAAATCGGTATGTATCAGAAGGAGACCCCGGCACAGCGCATCTTGCAGTTGCAGGAAGCCTTGAACAAAATTCATGGCCGCATCCTGTCTGCGGCGGCTCAGATGCAGAAAAACGAAATGGACAAGCTGCACCTGGAAACCGAACAGCAGCGGCTTGAACTGCTGCGCATCCGGGCAACCGGCGAGATTGGAGAACCGGGGGACGGTGACACAGATGCTGTACACGAGTAAGGCCGTCGGTGAATGGCTGGGCATCACCGACCGTCAGGTGCGGAACCTGCGGGATCAGGGCGTGCTGTCCGAAGTCCGGCCCGGTGTCTTTGACATGAAGGTCTGCGTCCGGCAATACCTGAACTTCAAGATCGGCAACAAAGACGATCAAGCCCGTCTTGTTGCTGCCCGTGCCGAGCGGGAGGAAACCCGCGGCAAGATCGAGAAAATGCGGATGGAGGAAGCCCAAGGCGACCTGCACCGCACCGAGGACGTAGAACGCGCCCTGAAAACCATCTTTGCAAATTTCAAGAACCGGCTGGAAACCATCCCGACTAAGTACGCAAGTACCATGGCCCAGCTGACCGACCCGGCGGAAGCCCACGATATTCTGCAAAAAGCAGTGCAGGAAGCACTTGTGGAATTGAGTGACCCCGAAATTGCGCTGGCAGCACCAGCGGGGGAGGAACCCGAAGATGAGCAGGAAGAATAAATGCCGGGGTTGTGTCTGGGGAACCCGGCTGAATGAGATCCAGCAGTTCTGCCCGTTCGGCAGCTGTGTCATGAAAGGCGGCGGCAACAATGGCAATGATCCACCTGGAACCGCAGACTGCACAGATGTTCAGCCGGGCACTGGGTGCGCTGAAGCCGCCCCCGAACCTGACCCTTAGTCAGTGGGCAGATAACTACCGCCGCTTGTCGGCGGAAGCATCCGCAGCACAAGGCCGTTGGAATACGGACAACGCACCTTTCCAGCGGGAGATCATGGATGCCATCGGGGATGTCCATATCCGCAAGGTGGTAGCTATGATGTGCGCCCAGTCCGGCAAGACGGACGGGCTGATCCTGAACACCATCGGGTACTACATGAGCTATTACCCGGCCCCCATCATGATTGTGCAGCCCACGGTGAACCTGGGCGAGAGTTTCAGCAAAGACCGTCTGGCTACCATGATCCGGGACACTCCGGTGCTCCGGGGCCTTGTGGACAACAAGAGCCGCTACTCTGGCAACACGATCATGAAAAAGAACTTTGCCGGAGGTCAGCTGACCATCGTTGGTGCAAACGCCCCGACCGATCTTCGCGGCCGCCCCATCAAGGTGCTGCTGGCGGACGAGGTGGACGCTTACAAAGCCAGCGCCGGCAAAGAGGGCGACCCGGTCATGCTGGCCGAGCAGCGCCAAACGACCTACTGGGATTACAAGACGGTGCTGGTGTCTACCCCCACCGACAAAAATAACAGCCGCATTTTGGACGAGTTCAACGCATCCACCCAAGAGGAATGGACGGTGCCTTGCCCGAACTGCGGCTTTTATCAGCCCTTTGTTTGGGACAACATGGTGTTCGACAAGGAAAAGTGGCCGGAAGGCGGCGTGCAATACCGCTGTGCCGAGTGTGGCTGCCTTGACAACGAATACCGCTGGAAGAAAAACAGCCTGCAAGGAAAGTGGCACGCAGAACACCCGGAACGGTCTGTGCGGGGCTTCCACATGAACAAGATCGGCTCCACCCTCTGCGGGTGGGACAAGATCGTGGAGGACTTCATTGCTGCTGACCTGGACGCACAGCGCGGCGATTACGAGAAGATGCAGGTCTTTGTGAACACCGACCTGGGCTTGCCGTGGGAGGAACCGGGCGAAGCGGTGGAGGCAAACAACCTGCTGGACCGCCGCGAGTTCTACGAGGCCGAAGTCCCGGACGGCGTAGTGTACCTGACGGCTGGTGTCGATACCCAGGATAACCGCTTCGAGGCCGAAGTGGTGGGCTGGGGTATCGGCAGAGAAAGCTGGGGCATCCGGTACCAACGCATCTACGGCGACCTGAAACGCGGTCAGGTGTGGGCAGACCTGGACGAGTTCCTTTCCCGTACATGGAAAAAGAAAGACGGCACGGAACTGTCCCTGCGGTCTGTCTGCATGGACAGTGGCGGCCACTTCCCGGATCAGGTCATCCGGTTTTGCAAAGAACGGGAGGAACGGCATATCTGGGCCATCAAAGGCCGCGGCGGCATGGACGTACCCTACCTGCGCAACCCCACTCAGAACAACCGCGTCAAGGGCGAACTGTTCACCTTGGGCGTTGACACCGGCAAGAACCACGTCCTTGCCCGGCTGAAAGTGCTTATCAAAGGCCCAAACTACTGCCACTTCCCGGCGGCAGAAGATGCCGGGTATGACGAAAATTATTTCAAGATGCTTACTGCGGAACACAAGGTCACACGCTGGAAGTCTGGCCGCAAAGTGGAACGGTGGGAGCTGAAGGATCCGGCGCAGAAACGTAACGAAGCATTTGACGTGCGGAACTACGCGACGGCTGCGCTGGAAATCAGCAATCCCCCCGGTTTGGAGATCCCCGGAGAGGAAGCACCACGCCAGACCGCACCGCGCCAGTACCGCAGAAGAAGATCAGGAGGTATCTAAACAATGCCGATCATCTCAAAAGAAGCCGCGCAGCGGCATCTTGATATGTGGATGGAAGCAGAAGCTGCTGTTTCGACAGGGCAAAGCTACCAGATCGAACAGATGATGCTGACCCGTGCCAGTTTGAAACAGATCCGGGAGAGCATTATCTTCTGGGAAAAGAAAGTAGCCGAAGCGGAAGCAGAAGAAAAAGGCCGGGGCAGAAACCGAATCTACCACTTCTCGCCGCATGATGTGTAAGGACGGTGGACTACATGGCAAATATTCTGGATAAAGCCATTGCGGCAATCAGCCCTGAAAAAGGGTATCGCCGCGCTGTGGCACGCGCCGCACTGTCCGTCATGAACAACGGCACCGGCTACGGAAACTACGGAGCAAGCCGCATTTCCCGCGCTATGCGAAGCTGGCACGTTGGCGGCGGCAGCGCAAAAGAGGATATCGAAGATAATCTTGATATTCTGCGCAAACGGAGCCGGGATGCTTATATGGGCATCCCTCTGGCAACGGGTGCCATCAAGACCCTGCGCACCAACGTGGTGGGCAGCGGCCTTGTGCCGACCCCGCAGGTGGATGCGGACTATCTGCACTTGAACGAGGAACAGGCAGACAGATTGCAGGCGCAGATCTCCCGCGAATTTGAACTTTGGGCGGACAGCACCCTTTGCGATGCTGCTGGCATGGATAACTTCTGGCGGTTGCAGACGCTGGCGTTCACCAGTTTCCTGATGAACGGCGATGTGTTTGCGGTGGTGCAGTTCGACGAACATCCGCACTGGCCGTATGCTCTGCGGCTGCGCCTGATCGAGGCTGATCTGATTTGCAGCCCTGACCGCACGGACATAATGGCACCCTGCACGATAGACAAGCATGACGTGTTCCAGATCGTGCAGGGCGTGGAAACGAACCGGGACGGCGCGGTGGTGGCGTACTGGATAGCAAGTCGGCATCCGCTGGCTTACGACAGCACGGTGCCGCTGACATGGACGCGGGTAGAAGCCCGCGACCCCGAAACGGGAGAGCCGAACATTCTGTGCGTCACACAGAGGGAGCGTGCCGAGCAGCGGCGCGGCGTGCCCTTGCTGGCTCCGGTGCTGCCCACGCTGAAACAGATGGGCAGATACACAGAAGCAGAGCTGGCGGCGGCTATCGTGGCATCGTCCATCACGCTGTTTATCAAGCATGAAAACCCGACCAGTCAGGCACCGTTCGGCGAGGAACCGGCGGATAAGGCGGAGGACCCGAACACCCCGCCCGATGAACTGGGCATCGACCTTGCACCGAGCGCGGTGTTCGACCTTGCACCGGGAGAGAGCACGGATACGTTCGACCCGAAGCACCCGACCACGACCTTTGACGGCTTCATGTCGGCCATGTCCAATCAGGTAGCGACCGGCGTAGAGATCCCAAGTGAGGTGCTTTACAAGAAATTCAGTTCCAACTATTCCGCAAGCCGCGGCGCACTGAACGAGTTTTGGCGAACCTGCGGTGTGCTGCGGGATAGCTTTGCAGCGGACTTCTGCCAGCCGGCCTACGAAAAATGGTTTGCCGAGGCAGTAGCCCGTGGGCGCATCAATGCGCCCGGCTTCTTTGACGACCGGGCTGTGGCGAAAGCCTACATGGGCTGCACATGGAACGGTCCTGCACGCACCAATCTGGATGCCAAGAAAGAAATCGAGGCGGCGATTCTGCGTGTTCAGCAGGGCATCAGCACAAATGAGCAGGAAACTGCACAGATGACCGGTGGAAACTGGCGGGCAAACATGAGGCAGCGCAAGAGCGAAATGGAAAAAATGAAGGAGGTAGGGCTAAATGAGCAAACCCAATTCCCGGACGAACCAGAAGATGACAAATGATAAGTTTTGGCAGTTCCGCAATCTGGCCGGTGATGACCAGAAGGCGGAACTTCTGCTTTACGGCGATATTTCCGAGCGCAGCTGGTGGGAAGATGCCGCGACCCCGAAACGGTTTGCGGATGACCTTGCCGCCCTGGGCGATGTGAAAGAAATCACCGTGTACATCAACTCCGGTGGAGGTGATGTGTTTGCAGCACAGGCCATTGGCAATATGCTGGAACGCAACGCGGCCACCGTGACCGCCCACATCGACGGCCTGTGTGCCAGTGCAGCAACCATTGTTGCCTGCCATGCAGACAAGGTGGTGGCGGCGGCAGACAGCAGCTACATGGTGCATCCGGTCAGTATGGGTGTCTGCGATTACCTGACCGCAGAGGATCTCAACAACTGCCTGAAAGCACTGGAAACCATCCGCAGCAGCATCGTCACCCTGTACGCCAAGAAGTCCGGCAAGACCGAGGACGAATGCGCCAAGTGGATGGATGAAACGAACTGGTGGACGGCAACGGAAGCCAAGGAGAAGGGCTTTGTGGACGAGGTGGACGACGAAGCGGACGATTCTGTTGTGGAGAACCGCAACGGCATCCTGTTCGTCAACAGCATCAGTATGAACACCCCGTTCAACAAAGCACCGAACTTTGTCAGAAGCCGGGTGGTGGATAAGACCACGGCCCAGCCTGAAAATACACCCCAGGCGGATCAGCCGGGGAACAAAACCCATGGGGAGGTAACAGACATGGACATTAAGGACATCAAGACCGTGGACGATCTCCGCAAGGCGTGCCCGGATCTGGTAGCTAAGATCGAGACCGAGGCTATCAATGCCGAGCGCACCCGCATTCAGGAGATCGAAAACGCCACTCTGCCCGGCGCGGAGGATGAAGCGAATGAGGCGAAGTTTGTGAAGCCCATTGATTCCGCATCCTTTGCGAAGGCCGTCATTGCCAGCATGAAGGCAAAGCAGCAGAAGCAGAGCAAGGATTATCTGGACAAGGCAAAGGCCAACGCCCAGACTTCCGGCGCGAACAACATCACCAATCCGCCGCCCGCTGACCCGGATCCGAAGGACGCGGAAGCAAACGTTTTCCTGGCCGCGATCCGCAAGGCAAACGGTGTGAAGTAAGGAGGAAAGAACCATGAGCATGGATCTTGCAAGAAAAGATTTCAGCACCGCGCCGAAGTATTTCATTGCTGGCGTGGACATTGGTATCGCAAAGGCAACCAAGACCGCAAGCGAAGCTGTGGAGGCACACGCCCCCGTGCTGATTGCAGACGGCAAGGTGAAGCCTATTGCGGCACCGGCAAGCGCAGGCACGGCAGTCCTGACCGGCCTGTACGGCATTACTGCTGACAGCGCAGACGCAAACAAGGAAGTGCCGGTCTATCTGACCGGCGAGTTCTTTGCTGACGGCCTGGTGCTGCCCAATAACGTGAGCGTGGACGACGTTGAAGTTCCTCTGCGCAATCTGGGCATTTTCCTGAAGTGATAGGAGGAAACAAAAATGGCAAACGAAATCAACATTTATGAGCCGCGGTATCTGGCCGAGGCTGTGCGCACCGCACCCCCGATCTGCACTTTCCTGCGCGATCGTTTCTTCTCCAAGGTTAAGACGTTCCCCACTAAGAACGTTGACATTGATATCGTCAAGGGCAACCGCAAGATGGCAGCTTTCGTCCATCCCATGGTCGGTGGCGAGATCGTGCAGAACGAGGGCTACGAGACCAAGTCCTATGCACCGCCGCTTATCAACCCGGCAACTGTCACCACCGCAGATATGTTCCTGCAGCGCCTGCCCGGTGAGGATATCTACTCCGGCCGCACCCCTGCTGACCGTGCAGCAGAAAAGCTGACCGAGGAATACAACAAGCTGAACGACATGACCACCCGCCGCGAAGAGTGGATGGCCGCACAGGTGCTTACCACCGGCAAGCTGAAGGTGAAGGGCAAGGGCGTGGATGAAGTCATCGACTTTGGCTTCACCAACAAGATCAATCTGGAGGGCACGAAGCAGTGGGGTAAGTCTGCTGCCGATACCATGGGAAACCTGCGCGAATGGAAGCGGCAGGTGAGCCGCAACGGCTTTGCAAATGCAAACATGGTGATTATGGGCAAGCTGGCCGCAAACCACTTTATGAGCGACAGCAATGTTCTGGATCTGATGGACAAGCGCCGGTTCGACATTGGTGCTATGGCACCCAAGGAGCTGGAAGGCGGTCTGAACTACTACGGCCACCTGAATCTGCCCGGCGTGGACATCTACGGCTATGACGAAGTGTATCTGGATGAGGAAACCGGAGAGACAAAGCCTCTGATCCCGGATAATATGGTGCTGATGATCCCCAGCAACGCAAACTTCATGCGCGCATACGGTCTGTGCACCTATCTGGACGATGACAAGGTGTGGCACACTGCAGAGACCACCCGCCTGCTGCGTTCTTATGTGGAACACCGTCCTGACCGCCGCTTCCTGGAACTGCAGACCCACCCGCTGCTGATCCCCGACAAGGTGGATAGCTGGCTGGTTGCTACCGTCTGCTGATACGGGAAGGAGCGCGGATATGCTGGATGTTGACCAGAACTACGGCACACCGGAAACTCCGAAACCGTTCCCTACGTTCAAAGAATGCGTTGCACAGGATGTGCAGAACGTGATCTTCAACTCAAACGAGTTTGCGGAAGAACGGTACATAGATGATAAGCTGATGCTCTGTATCACGCAGCACCCCGGCGTACTTGAACGTCCGGCGCACTGGGAGGGCGGAGCAAAGCAATCCTTTGACCAGGGTATGTACAAGGCCGACCTGCTGCTTTTTGTGAAGCAGAAGGACTACGGCCCTATGCCGAAGAGTGGCAAGCAGATCACCTTGGACAAGAAACGGATCTACAACATCAAATCATGCTCCCTGAAAGCGGGTATGTATCGCATGGAACTGGAAAGGGTGAGGTAAGTTGGCATACTTCCATACCAACTATGACGCTTCCAACCTGATGGTCTCCGTTGATGACGCGGAAGTGACCCGCGCTCTTGGCGTACTGGGAAACAAAACCCCGGCGGCGTTGAAGGTGGCCGTAAACACAACGGCCCGGCAGACGCGCAAGCTGATGCTGACCGAAGTGAAGAAACGTTACGACCTGAACGCGGCAGGCAGACGCATGATCGAAGATCTGCGCCAGCGCCAGAAGGCCACCAACCGGCGGCCTACCGCTATCCTTGCTATTATGAAGAACGACCCCGGTGCATTCCGGGCAGACCTGGGCTATTTCAGAACCAGCCCCACAAAGCCCTTCATGGGTCCGTCTGTTCGCAATGCGCCGCCCGTTTTTCGGGCGCGCGTCCTGAAAGACAGTCCAATGATCGCTCTGGGCGGAACAAGCGATAAGAGCAAGGGCTTCTTGGTACAGTTCAAGTCGAAGCATATCGGCATGGTACAGCGTCAGCTCGGAATACCTGCGGATAAGGACTACACGGAGAGTGGAAAGAAACGTTGGAAACCGAACGAGAAGCTGGCAACACTGTCCAGCCCTTCCGGCTCTGCGATGCACCATACCGTGTGGGAGATGCAGGAGCAGACGGTGGAGCAGATGCTGCAGCAGAACACGGAACGGCGCGTCCGGCAACTGATCGCCAATGCAAAACGAAAGGGTGTGATCTGATATGGCTGAAAAAATCACCGGCTATACCAGCGAAATGTGCCAGCAGGCCATGATTGACGAGTTGAAGGAACTGTTCCGGGATATGAAGTTCACGGGGCAGGAAGGCGAAAAACCGCTGAAGATCTTCAAGCAGTTTATCCCGTCCCCGACCGATGATGACGACGATGTGGATACCAATAGATCCAACTTCCCGTGCATCATCGTATCAAGAACGAGTGGCGAGGTGGTGAACGAAAAGGATCCGCAATTGGTCCTTTTGCAGCTTATCATCTGCTGTTATGACCCGAAAACAGACCGGCAGGGATATGAGGACACCGGAAACATCATCGAAGCCATCATGCAGCACTTCAAGCGGAAGCCTGTGTTTGGCGAGGCTTTCAAAGTGGGATATCCACGCAAATGGGATCTTTCGGATGATGACATGGACTCCTACTACTGGGGCATTGTCAACCTGATCTGCGAAACGCCCAACACCCTGAAAAACGAAGAAGTGGAGGCTTTGATATGAGCATCGAAAAGACCGAAAAGAAAACCGAGGCTGTGAAAGAAGCACAGCCTGTGACGGAAACCACCGGCGCTGCGGCGTACTGCGGGCCGACCGTCAAGGGCATTGCCCCGCAGTACACCGTATTCGTGGATGGCCTGCCCGAAAAGCTGAAAGAAAAAGTGGAGCAGGTGCCGTTCCTGAAGGCGCTGATCGTTCCGCTGGACAAGCTCGCAGAAATGCGCGTGAAGATCGAACAGGACGGCACCAGAGAGAACATTCTCTACAAGAAGGCCACCGACCTGATGAAGTAAGGAGGATATGACAAATGGCTATTTCTCATGGCTTTAACAAGACCGAAGCAGCGACCAGCGTCACCGCTCCGGTAACGGTCAACTCCGGCCTGCAGATCGTTGTGGGCACGGCTCCCGTTAATATGCTGGATGACCCGGAAGCAGCGGTGAACACGCCGCTGCTGGTGAACACCTTCAAAGAGGCTGCCGCCGCAGTGGGCTATTCCAGCGATTTTGCAAAGTATACCCTGTGCGAGGCTGTGAGCGCCAGCTTCCAGGTGATGGGCATTTCCCCCATCGTCGTGGTCAACGTCCTGGATCCTGCAAATGCAAAGCATATCACCGAACTGTCCAACAAGACCGTGCAGGTGAATGACGGCATCGCGGAGATCGACGAGACCGGCATCCTGCTGAAAAAGCTGGTGGTGAAGAAGGAACAGACCGTGCTCACGGCGGACGAGGACTATACTGCCAGCTTCAATGATGATGGTACTGTGAGCATCGCCCTGGTCAACGGCGGCAAAGGCGACGGGGCAACGGCCCTGACTGTTTCCGGCTCCATTCTGGATCCGACCAAGATTACCGCTGCTGACATCGTGGGCGGCGTGAATGCGGCCACCGGTGCAGAAACCGGTCTGGAAGTGGTAAGGCAGGTGTTCCCCAAGCTGGGCATGGTTCCCGGCATTCTGCTGGCACCCCGCTTCTCCAAGGATCCTATGGTGTGTGCCGCACTTCAGGCCAAGTGCCGCAAGATCAACGGCGTTTTCGATGCTGTGTGCTTCGTTGACATCGACAGTTCTGCTTCCGGTGCACGCAAGTACACCGATGTGGCAAACCAGAAGGTCAAGCAGGGCGCAACTTCTCGTGAAGCATATGCCCTGTGGCTGTACGGCAAGATCGGCAGCACCATCTACAGCGGTAGCTCTCTGGCCGCTGCTGCGGCAGTCTACAACGACAGCCTGTACAACGATACGCCCAATGCCAGCCCGTCCAATGTCAGCGTACCCATTTCCTCCGCCTGCCTGGAAGATGGCACCGAAGTCCTGATGGATCAGGAGCAGGGCAATGTGCTGAATGAGCAGGGCGTGGCGACCTTCATCCGCTCCGGCGACTTTGTTGTGTGGGGCAATGAGACCTGCTGCTACCCGAAAAACACTGACCCGAAGGACGCTTTCCTTTGCGTCCGCCGCTTCTTCAACCACTCCTGGACCAGCTTTGTTCTGGATAACATGAGCAAGCTGGACAAGCCGATGAACAAGAAGCGCCTTCAGTCCATCATCGACAGCGAGAACATGAAGGGCAGTGTCTATGTCTCTACCGAGGTATGCGCCAGCTACAGCATGAAGGCAGACCCCGACCGCAACACGACTGCTGAACTGGTTGCAGGCCACTACTCCTTCTATCAGTTCTGCACGCCGTTCCCGCCTTTTAAGCAGATCAACAACACCATGGAGTATGAGGCCGGCGCGCTGACCTCGGCTCTGTCTCTGTAAGCAGGAGGAATGACCTATGGCTCTGAATATTTCCAGTGACCTGGTTCCCCAGGTCATCAATGACTACAATGCGTACACGGAAGATGACCTGCTCATTGGTCTGGCGGATGAAATCACCCTGCCCAAGATCAAGAACAAGACCACCTCCGTGTCCGGCATGGGCATTGCGGGCGAAGTCGATTCTCCCGTGCCCGGTCAGTTTGAATCCATGGAGGCAACGCTGAACTGGAACACCATGTACAGCTACGCCACCAAGATGATGAACCCCAACAAGAACATCCAGATCACCCTGCGTGCTGCTATGCAGAACGACAACAAGAACGGCGGCTACACCTACAAGGGCCTGCGCGTCGTCCTGGGTGGTCGTCCCAAGGAACTGGATCCCGGCAAGCTGAAGCGTGCCGACACCATGGGCAGCACCACCACGCTGGAAGTCACCCGTTACCTGATGGAGGTTGACGGCACTACTGTTATCGACATCGACAAGTTTGCGGGCCGCTACTATGTCGATGGCGAGGATATGCGTGCCGAGATCAACGCTCTTATCTAAACCCGATACATGAAGAAGTCAGCCGTCCCGGCGTGGGGCGGCTGATTGTCTTTTGGAAAGGAAACAGCAATGGACAATATCGTGAAGTTTGATAAACCTTATAAGTTCGAGGGCAAGGAGTACGACAGCCTGGATCTGTCCGGTGTGGAGAAGATGACCGTGCAGGACTTGATCGACATTCAGAAAAGCATCGGCAACGAGACGGCGGCCATGTACGCGATGGAAATGACCACTTCCTTTGCACAGGAAATGGCTGTTAAGGCTACTGGAAAGCCGGTGGAGTTCTTCAAGCTCATGCCCCGCGGCAAGATCAAGAAAGTGCAGGCGGCGGTTATCAAGGGCATGGATAACAGCGAGAACGCCGATGAAGTGAAAAAGCAGCTGGAATCTCACACCCTGAAGTTTGCAGCGCCCTACACCTACGAGGGCAGCGAAAAGGCGGAACTGAAGGGCAAGACCTTTGACGGCATCGACCTGTCCGGCGTGGGCGAACTGAACACTATGAGCGAATCCATGGCAGAAAACCGTATGGCTGCGGGCGGATTTGCACCGGTGAATACGCATCGCAACTACCTGTACTGCTGCATCATCGCCAGCATGGGCACCGGCTACCCGGTGGACTTCTTTGCTGGTCTGCCGCTGTGCGAGGCGGTCAAGCTGCGTGATGCTGTAAACTCTGATTTTTTCGAGTAAAAGGCGGGGCAAAAGGACTTCGGAAAGCGGCTATCCAGCTATCCATTGCCACGCATTCCAACATGACGGATCTGCTGCACCTGCCCCGGCGGGAGCTGGTGGATCTGTGTAACGAGGTGGCAGACGTATGGCGGGAAATGGAGCACTAGACCTCAGCATCCGCATCATGGGCAAGGTGGACCCGTCCCTTGTAACTGCAATAAAGCAGACGAAGGGGCTGACCGGTGATCTGGCGAGCGCACTGACGGGAACAAAGTCGCTGGGCAGCACGGTAGCAAACACTCTGGGCGTAATCGGAAAGACTGGGCTTGGAATCATGGCGACGCTGACAACTGCGTCCGCTGTCATGATTAAAAAGACAACCTCCATGGCAGAGGAATACCAAGCCCAGGCGGCAGATGCAGTCAAGTATGTTGGCGGCATCATGAACGATGACGGCAGCATTGACCCGGAAAAGCGTGCCACCATGGAGGACGCGATCCTCAAGATGACCACGCAGGTCCCAATCAAACGGGACGAGATGGCGCAGATCGCCGCATCGCTGGGACAGTCCGGTAAGAGCTATGAGCAAATCTTTCTGGATAACCAGCAAACCGGAGAAAAAAGCTACCTGTACGATACGGCCCGGCTAGCTGCCGCGTGGGACATTGATGCAAAGTCTGCGGCCGATTATATGGCAAAGTGGGAAACCGCTTTTGGTAAGACCCACAACCAGATTATCGACATTGCAGATTCCATCAACTATCTGGGCGGCCACATGGCTACCACGGCGGCGGAAATCGCCAGCGTGGTGAATACGTCCGGCGGTGTCGGCCAGACAGCCGGCGTTGACCTGCACACGACCTCTGCGCTGGCAGCCACCATGCTGGCTATGGGCGTTAATGAGGGAAAGGCTGGAACAAGCCTGAACCGTGTGTTTACAAACATCACCCTTGGCAACAGTGCAACGGATGCACAGGTGGGCGCATGGAACAAACTCGGTTTTGATCCTGTGCAGATTGCAAAGGATATGCAGTCCACCGGGCCGAACGGAGAAGATGGTGCAGCAAGCACTCTGTACAAAGTCTTTGAGGCGATCTCGAAACAGGACAAGTACCAGCAGACTGCGACCATCAAGACACTGTTTGGACAGTGGGCCATTGAGGGCGTTTCAAAAATTGTGGGCAACTTGCCTGCGTTCCAGAATGCCTTGCTTATGGCTGGTGATACCAGCGCATACAGCGGCAGCATGGAGAAAGAATTGCTTGTTCGTCTGGACACCAGCAAAGCGGTAAGCCAGATGGCAAGTAATGCGACAGACCGCCTGCTTATCAATGTGGGCAATCAGTTCCTTCCGGCAAAGAAAGAACTGACATCCATGTGGATCGACATAGCAAACGGTATCACCGAGAGCTTGCCAGATCTGTCCAACATCGTCAATGGCATTCTGCCGATGTTGCACTCCGCGCTGCTTGGAATTGGCAATGCGGCGCAGGCGGCATTGCCGTGGATCCAGAAGGGCATCGACTACACTGCAGAGCATGGGCCGGAAGTGGCAGGGGCCATTGCTGCCATAGTCGCGGCGTTCGGAGCTATGAGCTTTGCACCGACGGCTTATAGCACAGGATCCTCACTGCTGAACACCATCGGGAACATTGCAATCGGCGGAAAACCGAGCGGTGCCCCAGGCGGAACATTCGGAGGCATCACTGTCCGAAATCTGATGGGCGCGCTGACACCCACAAGCCTGATCCAACGGGCAGTTGGTGGCGCATCCTTTGTAAAATCGAATGCCGGAATGTTTGCTGAAAATGCAAAGTACGGCGTTCAGATGGCCGGTGCCGGAGCGCAGCAGCCCACAACGCGCCTTGGAAAAATTGGGCAGACGTTGGACGGCGCTGGTGTCGGCATCTGGGCAACACTGAAAAATTTCAAGGGCCTGCGAAGCGGAACCAAGAAAGGAAACACCGGTTTTGTAAACGATGTGCTGGAAGCTAGCACGAACGGTGGCCTGCTGGGCGTGCTGAAAAACTCCGGCTCCGGTAGGTATGTTTCCAATGTCGGGCAATCGCTGGGCGGCCTGAAAAATGCTCTGGTGGGGTTCGGAAGCGGCAATCCGGTTGGACGATTTATCGCCAAGACCGGCGGTGTTGCGGGACAGATTCTTTCCGGCATTGCAGGACCGAACGGTCTTGACCTTGGAGGTATGGCCGGTGGAGTGAAAAATTTCCTCGGTGCAGGAAAGACGGTCATTGGAAATGGGCTGTCCAATGCATGGCAGACCGTCAGCCAGTCCAAAGTGGGTTCTACCGTCCTCGGTGTCGGCAGCAAGGTGGCGGGTGCAGCATCCAAAATCGGCGGCGGCGCTTTGAGCACGGTGAAGGGAGCTTTGAATGTCGGCGGCGCAGGGCTGAACGTACTGGGTACGACGGTAGGCCCAGTGGCCGCAAAACTGGGCGGCGGTTTTATGTCGCTGCTTGGCACATTCGGCCCCGTTATTACCGGTATCGGTACGATCGTTGCGGCGGTTTCACTGCTGGGAGATCACTTCGAGGACATCCGCAACATCGTCGGAACAGTATTTGGCGAAGGCGGGCTTGCCGTCTTTGACAAATTCACCGGAAAGATAGCGGGTATCGGCGACACCGTGAAGCAGGTGTTCGGGCAACTCACCACCCCGGAGGGCTTGCAGAGCATCCAGGAAAAGCTATCCGGCTTCAGTATCGGAGGGCTAAATCTGGGTGACGTGTTCGGAGCTATGACCCCTGCCATCCAGACGGTTATGCCGTTGATTGAATCGTTCGCCGGTGTGTTCTCTCAGATTGTAGATCTGGGAGTAAACCACATCAAGCCGGTGCTGACTGAGATCTTCGGCTTTATCGTGAATGAAGGCATTCCGGCGGTCATGCCGCTGCTGTCTACGGTGGTAAGCCTGGTAGGCACCACACTAGTCAACGCCATCAAGGTGGCGGTGGATCTGGTGGGTAAGGTGCTTCCTGTGGTAGAGCCTGTGATTCTGGGCATCATCGGCTTCCTGAAGCAGGTTGCAACCATCGGCGTGAAAGCGGTCAACTTCATCATTGGGGCGCTGAACAAAATTCAGCTCACAATACCGGAAACACTGTTCGGCATTCCGGTTCCGGTGATCGGCGGTAAGTCGTTCGGATTCAACCTGTCACCTGTGTCTGTCCCGGCATTTGCCAACGGCGGCATGACGCAGGGACCGTCTATTGCTGGTGAGGCTGGCCCGGAAGCCGTTATCAGCTTCCGGCGCGGCGTTCGTGAAAAGAACATTGATACCTGGCTGACCGCTGGTAAGCTGCTGGGCGTTGGTCTGGGTGATCTGCTGGGGTTGCCCGGCAGAAAACCGAAGATGTTCGCGGACGGTGGTTTTACAGAAGAAGATTCTAACCTGATCGACTTCAACAGAGCACGTCGCCAGCAGTATTACAACCAGGTGGCTCAAAGCTTTGACACTATGGTTCAGCCTGTTGCAGCGGCATTGGTACTGGGGTCCGACGCTGGTGTGGCGTTCAGCCGTATCACGGAGATCGCCAACTATGCAGTAGATGGGCTGGAAACTCTGGCGGCAATGCCGACACCTACCGTGTCGGATGACCAGGGCAAAGCCCAACAGCTGCTGAACACCGGAATCGGGAAAGCGATTGCCGGTGCCAAGTCTGTTCTTGCAAACGAAAATACTCAGAAGGCAATCCGGTTTATCCGGGGAGCAGATGCGGAAAAGGCAAAGCTGGAATACGCTGCAAACCCGGACAACTACGACCTGAGCAATGTAAACTTCTTCCCGACGGCTGGAAACAGCGAACTGACAAGGCAAAATCTGTCGATGCTGGCAGACCTTCAGAACTACCAGCAGGAAGTAGAGCTGAAGCCCATCGGCGGGAGCGAAGATGCTTCTGGTGGCAACACCGGGAACCAGCGCGGTGGATCGAGCAACAGCTACCAGCGTACCTATACGAGTTCCAGCGGAAACACATATGTTTATGCACCAAACTTCACCATCTACGGCAGCATGAATGCCGAAGATCTACGTTCCATTATGGACGAAGGTTACGAGAAGTTCTGCGAGTATGTGGAACGGTACGAACGCGAAAAGAGGCGCACGCAGTATGGCACTTGATTACACCACAAAGTCCGGTGACACCTGGGATCTGATTGCCCTGAACGTGTACGGAAGCGAGCTGAAAGCCGATTGGCTGATGCAGAACAACCCCAGATATATCCATATCGTCCGGTTCGATTCCGGCACGGTGCTGTCAACACCAGCTCTGCCGGCTGAAAAGAGCGGAGACCTTCCGCCCTGGAAGGCAGGTGCATGATGGTACTGACAGCAGCGAGACCCAAAGGAAGGCAGGCTGCGGTTCTTCTGACCTACGAGAAAACCGATATTTCGGAAGAAATCGCACCTGATCTGGAAAGTTTCAAGTACACGGATGTGGCTGAATCCAAAAGCGACAGTGTGAGCATTACAGTCAATGCCAAAGCTGCCAAATGGAAAAATGACTGGATGCCGGAAAAGGGCGTGAAGCTCTACCCGGCTATTGTTGTAAAGGACTGGAATATCGGGGGCATTGAGAGCGGCTACAGAGATTACAGCGCCGAGTGCGGGGCATTCGTGCTGGATGATCTTAGTTTTGCCGGTGCACCTGATTCGCTGACGATGGGCGGCGTGGCAAAGCCGAACGACACCAGCTTCAGCGAGAGAAACCGGACCTTTACATGGAAGAACACCAGCGTAAAGAAAATCGCTGAAACCATTGCAGGCCGTTACAAATTGGAGCTGAAGTTTGAGGGAGACGACCACAGCATTGATGCAAAGGAACAGGACGGAACAGATAGTGCCTTTCTGCAAGATCTGTGCAGCACCTATGCACTGGTTATCAAAGTCTACACTTCAAAGCTCTGGGTGTACGACCGGGAAAAGTACAAGGCGAAAGATCCTGTATGGACGGTATATGAGAGCCGGCCCGTTGGAAATCCGACGGCCCTGTGCGTAGAGCCGGGAAGTTTCAAGTGGAACACAAAGCTGACTGGAACATACACGGGCGGCCTTTATACCTACACCAACAAACAGAAAAAAATCAATATCAACGTCAAGGTGGGCACGGACGAACGCCAGCTTAAACTTACTGGAAAGGTAAGCAGCGAGGCAGACGCAAAAGCCCGCCTGATAGCGGCCATCAAGAATGCCAACCACGGAGCAACCCAGATCAGTTTTACGATGTTGGGCTATCCGGCCGGCGCTTCAGCGCAGTGCTTTAACCTAGTTGGCTATGGAAAGATGGACGGAAAGTATTTCGTTGATCAGATGGAACACAGCATATCTCCATCCAGCGGCTACAAAACACAGGTCAAGGCCAGCAAAGTGGAAAAGGAGGATTTCGCATGAGCAGTGAAGTGAGATTCGGCAATGTGAGTTCTATCGACTATGAGGCTGGAAAGTGCGAAGTTACTTACCCAGACAGGGACGACACCGTTACGGAAATGGTGCCGTTTCTGTCCAATGGCGAGTACCAGACACCGGAAGTTGATGATCTTGTGCTTGTCCTGCATCCAGGAGAAAGCCCGGAGGATGCTGTTGTGGTGGGCACCGTCTGGAATGAAAAGAACAAACCGCCTGAAGGAAAAGAAAAAGTCTACCGAAAGGATTATGCCAACTCACGAGGAAAGGCATATCGGAAGTTTGATGCAAATGCAAAAGAACTGACCGACTATGTGGACGGAAAGAAAATCCTGAAGGCGAAAAGTCTTGAGATCCAGGTGGGCGGTGCAACCGTGACCATCAGCGAGGGCGGAGAAATCAAGGTGACATCCCCGGCGGGGATCACGCTTGCAGCATCCGGCGAATTGAAAATGACGGCATCGACCATCAATGCGACCGCTGGAACAGTGAACATCCAGGGCGGAGGTGGCGATGTTGTTGTGTCCGGCAAATCGCTGGTATCGCATACGCACACCGGAAACCTTGGCAAGAGAACATCCGCACCCCTGTAAGGAGGTTTTGGAATGTATGTTGGAATTTTCGGCGATGTGATTTTCTCCGTGGGACACCTGCGTGTGCTCACCCCGTCAAACTTCAAGGGAACGACCGGCGCAAACTGGGCGGAACATGAAGTTCTGGGAGGAAAAGCACGAGCAGAGTATTTATCACCGAAACTGAGAGAGTACACCTTTGATATTCTTCTGGATGCAGCACTCGGCGTGAATCCTCGCAAGATGCTGAACCGTCTGACAGAAATGTCAGAGAACGGAGAGATTCATTACCTGATTATCGGGTTTGCACCGGTATCGCAAAACAAGTTTCGGGTCACTGAAATAAGCGACAGCTGGGATTCGGTGATAAAACACGGGCTTTTGATGCAGTGCAAGGTGAGCCTGACCATAAAGGAGTACATATGATCGACTTCAGCAGCACGGTGGTTGAGCTGTCCGGTGACAGCGAAAAACAAAAAGAAGTGCAGGACATTGCAAAGTGCCTTCGCACACTGTATTCCACACCAATCGGGAGCCAAGAGGGCGACAGAGAACTCGGAATCAATCCAAACATATTTGTCGATAAGCCACTTCCGGTGGCAAAGGGATTATATGTGGCTGAGGTAACAGAGAAAACCGCATCGTTTGAGCCGCGGGCAAGAGTGGTGCGGGTGGACTGGCTGGACAGTGATGTGCTGCATGGCGTTGTAATTCCAAAGGTGGTGTACGAGCTTGTCTAAAATAAAAGAGTTTGAGAACATCCCGGACATCGACATTGAAGGCGAAGAAACGCTGGAAGAAGCTGTGGCCGATTGCAAGGCACTGTTTGGCAAGTACAACAAAGAACTTTTCAACGGTGAGGTATCGTTGGAACGGTGTTCTGAAGCACGGCTTGTCCTTTTGACACTGGCACATCGTTCGCATCACAACATGGAGTACAGCACGGCGTGTCTGAAAGCGGAACTGCTGCCTACGAGCACGGGGCCGAATTTGGACAACCTTGCTCCGCTTGTTGGAGTGGAACGCCTGGAAGCCGGAAAAGCCACGGCGGTTATTCGATTCACACTGTCTGCGCCGAGAACGAGTGCAACCGGAATCCCGGAAGGAACACAGGTGAGAACGGCAGACAAACGGTATTTCAAAACCGAAAAGTATGCGGAGATCTTACCCGGTGAACTGACCGTGGACGTAGTTGCCGTGGCGGATGAGGCAGGAAGCAACAGCGATGGGATTGCCGAAGGCGAAATCAATGTGCTGGTGGATCCTATCCCGTATGTGTCCGGGGCAAAAAGTGTTTCGGCAAGCACGGGCGGTACGGATACGGAAGGTGACGATTCATTTACCAGACGTATCAACTATGCACCTTCGATTTTCTCCGTGGCCGGTCCGGTGGATGCCTATGAATACTTTGCATCGAGCTGGCGGTCCGATGTGGCAGATACGAAGATCGTTTGCAAGGAAGGATACACGATCCACGTTTACTTTCTGATGGCCGGAGGCAGAGTTCCGACAAGGGAAGAATGTACCGGAATGCAGGAATATTTCGACACGGTAAAGCGCCCGATGGGTGATCTGGTTCTTTGCCATGCGCCGGAAGAAATCCCGTATGACATCGAGCTTACTTACCATATTGCCTTGAGCAATGTCAAGAATGCATCGACGATTCAGGAAAATGTGGAAGCAGCTGTGAAGGAGTATGAAACCTGGCAGAGAAAAATCGGCCGGGACATCGAACCGGCGGAGCTGATTATGCGTGTACGGGAAGCTGGTGCGAAACGCCCACGTCTGTTGACACCGGTCGAAACAACTGTCTCCGAAATTCAGGTGGCAAAGCTCCGAAGCTGCAAGGTGACATACGGAGGAATCGAAGATGATTGAACTCCACGAAGTCGGCCTAGTCGAAGGGCTACCGCCTGATGTTGCCAAAGAGCCATGGGTACAGATCCTTGATGCAGTTTTCAGGGAGCGGCGCAAGAAGGAACTGGAAGCTGCCGAACGCTTGAAAATCTACACGGATATTGACCGTGCAGATGAGGCGGTTCTGGATATTCTTGCGGTTCAGTTCCGCGTTGACTGGTACGACACCAGCTATCCGATTGAAACAAAGCGCAGGATCATCAAAACTGCGCTGGAAGTTCGTCGGTACTGTGGAACGGAGTGGGCAGTCCAAAAGGCGCTGTCCTCGATTTATCCGAATGTGAAGATAAGTGAATGGTATGACTACGGAGGAAGGCCGGGCTACTGGCGAATGAACGTAGACATTACCGATGATGGTGTCATTTACTACACACCGGAAGAAATTGAAAAGCGCCTTGGTTATGCCAGGCGCTGTACCGCTCACCTTGAGCACATCATCTACATCGTCGAACCGCATGAACGGTCGCCCGCTTATATCGCCGCCGCACCCTGCGGCATGGCGACATCCTGCACCGTAAAGATCCCCGGTAGGATCAAGCCGCGGGAAATCGGCGCAAAGGCGTATGTTGCTGGTGCGGTCGGAAGATCGAAAATGCAGGTTGCCGTGGCGCTGCCCGGTGCCGTTGAAGCAAAGGCAGTGAAAGCACGAGCCTTTACGGCGGGCACCGTTGAACGGTCGCACACGGCGATAAACATTGTTATTGGAGGACAGACAACGTGAGTTGGGAAAAATCTAGCTACACCGCCGCCGGTGCCGCCCTGCTGTCGGAATCTCTCTCCGGTGGTGCGCTGGTAATCACCCGCGCTGTGAGCGGCACCGGTACGGCTGACGCAGACCTTTCGGGGGAAACCGGGGTAAGCGGCGAAACACATGACCTGAAATTGCTGGACATCGAAACCGTTGAAAGCGGCGGTGAGACGGCTCGGCGGGTAAAAATCCAGATCACCGGTGCGGATGAAACGTACATCATGCATCAGGTGGGCGTTTACGGCAGGCTGAACGACGATGCCGAAACACTCCTGTTTATTATGCAGGATGCGCGCGGAGTGGAGGTCCCGTCCACGAAAGTGAACGGCGATTTTGAGATTGAGCTGTCGGCGCTGCTTGCTGTGTCGAACAAAGCGAATATCAGCCTTACATTGGCCCCGCAGGTACAGGCACTTATGAAGCTGGTCAAGGCCGAAATTGAGAAGCACAACGCCGACGCCAGCGCCCATGCGACTACCATCACGGCAGCGGTCAGCGCAGCCGTAAAGAACCTGTCTGAATCCGGGGAAATCCTGAACGAAGAACAGGTAAAGGCTCTTATCAAGGAACAGGTGGACGGCGGAACAGGCGGCTACTATGGCTCCTACGAACTCACCCTTGCGGCTGACGGGTGGAAGCCCGCCCGCAGCGAGGATGATTACGAAAACGCTGGCGGTATGGATTACTACCAGTGCATTTATGATGCAGAACTGTCGGACAGCACCAGTGAGCTTGTACCCGTTGGCGTTGTATCTCCCGGCAGCTTCTATACTACGACCAAAGCGGGTGTCCTGAACGGGTGCGAAACGCATGATGGTTTCATCAGATTTTTCGCTCAGCGCATCCCGGAAGCAGATATTCAGGCGACCGTAACCCTGTTCGGGAAAGGAGGTGGTTCGGGTGAAACCGGTAGCGTAAGCATCGGTCAGGGCTTGAAGCGCGACGCAAGCGGCGCTATTGCCGTCCGCATCGGCGAAGGTCTTGACTTCGACAGCGCAAACGCGCTGACCGTCCGCAAAGAAACCGTTATGACGAGTGAAGACCTGCTCGACGAGGAAGAAACGCAGCAGGAAATCGTTGATATGCTGAAATAATTTTTAGGAGGACACTATTATGTCTAAGCAGATTTCTACCAAGACCACCATCCGCAACCTGACCGCTGAGATCAAGAAGACTTTCGTCAAGAAGGACGCCTTTACCCCTGTGCAGACCGCAGCCAACGCTGCTATCAAGTCTCTTGGCGTTGACGGCAACACCGTGAACTTCTACACCTCTACCGACAAGAGCGGCACTGCTGCTTTCTCCGTTGACTTCCCCTCTGAGCTGTTCCTCGACCAGACCAAGACCACCTTCGTGGCCAAGTTCAAGTTCGATGCTGCGACCTACCCCGGCGCTACCGACCCCAAGCTGGACGGCAAGCCCGTCATGGTGCTGGCCGTCAAGGGCGAGAATCCTGACTCCTGCACCTACTCTTTCCTGAGCATGGCTGCGCTGGTGGATACCTACAAGGCTAAGGCCGTCGGCAAGGATGCTTCCACCACCGTTACCATCGCTGGCTATGAGGTGGATGTCAAGGTCAATGTTTCCGCTGCTGCGGGCAACGCTCTGACCCTGAAGGACGACGGTCTGTATGTTCCCACCCCTGAGGAAGTGGACATTTCCGGCAAGGCCGATAAGGTCACTGGTGCTACCACCGGCAACCTCGCTGCGCTGGACGGCGAGGGCAACCTGACCGACAGCGGCAAGAAGCCTGCCGACTTTGTGGCCGCCGAGGCTGGCAAGCGCCTGATGACCGATGCCGAGGGCGAAAAGCTGGCCGGTGTCTCTGAGGGTGCCACCAAGACCGCAGCCAGCTCCACCAACGGCAATGTGAACATTGACGGCAAGGAAGTCGTCGTGTACACCGAGCCGGAGAATGTTCTGCACGACGAGGATGTGGAGGACTTCTCCGCAGAGGAGATCGCCGCTCTGCTGGCTGACTAAGACATGAGGAGGTAAGCTCTATGGCAAAAGCGAAGATCAAAACGCTTTTGGGCACAGGGCTTGCCGCGCTTTGCAGCCACATCAAGCAGTGCAACACCGCACTCGGAGACCTTTCCGAAGCAACGGCAAACGGATTCGAGGAAACCGATGACATCCTGCACGAAAAGCAGGATGTCACGGCTGCGGTGTCTTTTACGATTCCGGTCGATGGCTGGGGCGAGGATGATTCCTCCCCCGGCTATTTTTATTGTGACATCCCCATTGCGGGCCTGTTGGCTACCGACATTGTGGATGTTACGGTACTGCCGGAATTTTACGATGTGGCGGGTGCGGTGGGCTTTATTGCGACCGAAAGCCTCGAAGGAAAGCTGCGGCTGAGGGCCGCCAAAGCTCCGACCGAGAAAATTTCTGCACAGTATCACATTACAAGCACCGTGAAATACACGGATGCACAGGAAGGGGGAACCTAAATGGCATACGGTTCTTTTAACGCAGGCCCCGGCAAGGCGCCGGATGAAGATGTTGTCCGCACTGACCAGATCGGCATTCCGGGCGGCATTGCCACGCTGGATGCAGACGGCCACCTGACCGAGAGCCAGCGGTGGGAAGTGGACGGCTACAAAAAGGCCGAGACCGACCAGCGCATCAGCGCAGCCGTGGACGCTCACAACGGTGCGGAGAACGCCCACAGCGACATCCGTGCCAGTGTGGCAGCTATGAACGCCAGCATCAAGGCCATTGAGCTGAAGTTCGGCACGAACGTCACGAAAAACCCGTTTTCTGCCACGTTCGGCAGTCTGGACGGCCTGACCGTGACCGGCGCGTGGAATGCCGAGCAGGCAAGGGTGGAGTTCTGACGATGGCTGAAACGTTCAAGGTCGGCGCGAATGCGCGGGAGCTGCTGCGGTACACCCAGAGGGCAACCCGCATTGTCACCGACGACATCAGCCGGAGCGATGCCCGGAAGATCATCCAGAAAGTCGCGGCGCTCGAAGATGTGCGCGACATCCAGAAGGTGTGCGGCACTGCCGTCCATGCACTCGACACACGGGACAGGGAGGGCTTTTCCAAAAGCACTTTCCGTCTGTACGGTGAGGGCATCCGGCTGACTGCCCGGCAAATCCTGCTGGATGCACACGCGGCGAACAACGTCAATTTCCAGACCGACTACGACAAGCGCGTTGAGAAGATCGGCGCAGTTGTGGACGGCTGCTCTCTGCTGCTGGAATACCTGACCATCTGCACGGAGGAAGGTATCATCAGTGCGAAGAAAGCCGGCATCTGGACAAAGAAGGTCACGGACGTAAAATACCCGGCGATGAAGTGGCTCACGTCGGAACGCGGACGTGCCGAAAAACTCCGGGCAGAAGCGGAACGGAAACGGCTGACCGAACAGGCTGCCGCCCTGAAAGCCGTCCTTTACCCGGAACCGTAAACGCACAGCGGGCAACCGCTTTGCATAAAGGGTGCGGTTTGTTTGTCTGACGCTGCCATTTGGTGGCTGCGCTCTCCGAACACCAACAATAACAACAACGTCTGGAACGTCAACACCGATGGCTCCAACAACAACAACTGGTACAACAACTCCTATGGTGTTCGCCCCGCTCTGATGGAACCGTGTGACGAGTAGGCATAAGCTGAAAGCAGTGCGCCCATCAAAGGAAACCGCATCCTGTCGCTTGCCGATGCAGGCAAGTGATAAATACATCCCGCTGAGGTGGGCCATCCATGCCGGATGCAGCCCACTACCGTAACGCGAACCAGCGGAGGGTCATTTTGACATACGAAGAACTGTGCAGCTTTGAGGTACTTTACAAAGCCTACCTTGAAGCCCGGAAGGGAAAGCGCAGTAAAAGCAAAACAATCGAGTACGAGGCGCAGGCGCTGGCCTGCACGGAAAAGCTCTCCCGTAAGCTGGCTGTCTGCAATGTGCGGCAGCCAGACGGGAGCATTCGGCAGCAGATACGCTATGTGCCAAGTAAGTTTGAGGTCTTTGCCGTCTACGAGCCGAAGCGCCGCATGGTACACGCCCCCGCATTTGTGGACAAGGTGGTGCTGCACACTCTGGTCGATAACATCCTGTATGATGCCCTGACAAAGAGCTTTATCCGGGACAGCCACGCCAGCCAGACCGGAAAAGGCACAGACGACGGCCTGATGCGCCTGAAAACCCACATGGTGGACTATTACCGCCGTGAGGGCCACGGCGCGGACGGCTGGGCGCTGAAAGGCGACGTGCGGCATTTCTTCGCCAGCATCGACCACCGGAAGCTAAAACGCAAGCTCAAAGCCGTGCTGGACAAGCGCGGCGTTGACCCGCGTGTCTATGAGCTGCTTTGCATCTACATCGACGTGATGGAGGACGGCTTGCCGCTGGGCTACCAGACGAGCCAGCTTTTCGCCCTCATGTTTTTGGACGAGTTCGACCACATCATCAAAGAAAAGTACCGCATCAAATACTATGGCCGATACATGGATGATTTCTACATCATCTGTTCGGACAAGAAGAAATTGCAGTGCATTCTCCGGGATGTTCGGGCGCTCATGGACAGTTACGGCCTTGAGCTGAACCAGAAAACCGCCATTTTCCCGCTGCGGAACGGTATTGATTTTCTGGGATTCCATAGCTACCTGACCGACACCGGCGCGGTCATCCAAAAGCTGCGCCGGGATAGCTCCAAGCGGATGAAGAACAAGATCAGATATTGGGAGACGGCATACCCCGCAGGCGAAGTGACCAAGCAGGAGATCCTGCGGAGCTTTGATGCGTGGGATGCCCATGCCGCCCATGGTGATACTTACTCTTTACGCCGCAAGTACGCTGACCGGCTCGAAAAATTGCTTGACTGTAAAATCCCTATCCATCGAAAAATCAACTCGAACAAACTCGCGCGTGACAGACGGCGGGCGAGGCAATGCCGCTGCATCTACAAGAAGCAGCACAAAGCCCTGTCCCTCTCTGTATCGCAGAACACGCGGCCCGCGGAGATCATGCCGTGGGCCTGAACGAAAACAAGGAGGTAACAATGGCAAACGTAAAACTGGGCACGAAAGCCGTTGGCAGCATTGTCAAAATCAAGGTCAACGGCGCGGCCAAGGATTTCATCATCGTGCAGCAGGGCAATCCGAATACCAGCACCTATGATTCGAGTTGCGCCGGAACGTGGCTGCTGATGAAAGACAGCTACAACTATATGAAGTGGGAAGAAACCTGGGAAAACAACTACGCGAGTTCCGATATCAACTCCTGGCTGAACGGCACGTTCTATAACCTTATCGATGCGGATATTCGCGCCGTGATCAAACAGGTAAAGATTCCGTATCACGGTGGTTCATCTTACGGCGACACACTTCACACCGGTGCAAACGGTCTGAACACGAAGGTGTTCCTGCTGTCCGGCATCGAGGTTGGTTGGACGAACAGAACCGACGAATATTTCCCAAATGATGGCGCTAAACTGTCCTATTTTCTCGCTGGCACCGGAACAAATGAGAATAAAAAGCGCGTTGCCTATCGGAACGGCAGTGCTCAAGACTGGTATCTGCGTTCCCCACGCATCATAAACACGAGCTCGAACAATGTCTGGAAAGTCGCGGACGATGGCTCCTACGACTACGACAATTGCGTCAACTCGAACGATATTCGCCCCGCTTTCATTCTTCCCTCTACACTCGTGGTCTCTGACGACGGCACGGTCAGCACGAACACTGCACCGGCCATCAACGCCAGTTCCACGAATCTGGGGAAGCAGAACGCACCCTTCAACTTCGCGTATACCGTCACCGATGCAGACGGTGACACCCTGACCGTTACCGAAAAACTGGACGGCAAGACCACTGCCACCCGCACCGGCATTGCAAGCGGTACTGCGCTGACCTTTGGGCAGGGCAGTACCGCAGAAAATTTCCAGCGCATCCTGAATGGCTCCCATACCATTCAGATCACCGCGAACGATGGCAAGGATAGCACCAGCCTGAACGCCACGTTCACCAAGAGCGTTACCAGCGCAAGTGTGACGCTGGCCGAACCTCTGACCGTGGAGGGCGACATCACCGTTGCCGTGCTTCAGGTGACCGGCTCCATCCCGGACGATGCTGTCTTTAAGGCCGAGGTGACGAACAATGCCAACGACCCGTCCCCGGTCTGGCAGGATGCCACCACTGAGGTGCAGAAAGGCGTGAACATCGTCTTTGAGAACAAGACCGCCACGGCGGGCGCGGCATTCAATTTCCGCGTCAGCGTGGAGCGCGGCGCAAGCGGCGAGGGCGGCCACATCGAAGCCGTCAGCGGCGCATTCCAGTAAGGAGGACAGTCACCATGATTCAGTGGAAAAAGGACAATCTGCCCACCCGGCAGGAGAAGGAAGCCGCAGCCAAGAAGCAGCAGGAGCACGAACAGCTGCCCGACCGTGTGGCTGAAATGGAAGATGCCCTGTGTGAGCAGGACGCAGCCAACGAGAAGCGTTTGGCCGACATCGAAACCGCGCTGTGTGAGCTGGACGCAGCGCTGAACAAGGAATAAGGAGGTATCACCATGAACATTATCTGGGCAAACCGCCTGATTGCAGGTACTAAGACTTGGGCAGAGATGCCCGCATCCCGCCGTGCAGGCGTGAAGAAAGTTCTGGCCGAGCGCGTAAACAAGGGCGAGATCACCGCCGAGGATTACAAGCGCATCACCGGTGACGACTATGACGTGGCCTGAGCTGTGTGAGAAGCTGTTGACCCGGCTTGAAGCGCAGGGCGAGAACATGAGCACCGAGCGTGCAGAGTTCGGGGTGCTGATGGTGGACTGTGCCATGCGCGGGTGCGGGACTGATCCGGGCATGAAGGGAGATGGTAGCAATGGCGATTAAAGCCTATTCGTATGCGAAGGACGGGAACAGAAAGCTCTCCGCAAATTTTGCGGTGAAGGAGTTCCGCTGCAAGGATGGGAGTGACCCGATCTTTATTGACGATGAGCTTGTGACCCTGCTGCAGAAAATCCGGGATCATTTCGGGAAGTCTGTGACGATCACGAGTGCATACCGTACCGCCGCCCACAACAAGGCGGTGAAGGGGGCGACCTACAGCCAGCATTGTTACGGCAAGGCTGCGGACATCCGGGTGCAGGGCGTGGGTGTTGAAGCTGTGGCTGCCTATGCCGAGACCCTACTGCCGAATCGTGGCGGCATCGGGCGCTATCCTGTAAAGGCGGGACGCCCTGCTGGTTGGGTACATATCGACACCCGCGCGGCAAAGAGCCGGTGGGTAAGCTGAAAGTAGGAGGAAAACAGTATGGAGAACATTCTGAAAGTTTTTCTGATGGCATTCCCTGAATGGCTGGCCTGCATCTTCATGGTGGTCGGCCTTGTGGTCACGGCGCTGGCGGCGGTACGTCTGGGTTACGGCCTTGTGGTCGCAAAGACCGTGTACAAGTGGATCGTCAACGCGGAAGAAAAGTTCGGCGCGGGTGCAGGCGCAGAGAAGAAAGCGCACGTTATCGCGGTGCTGCGCGGCTACACCCCGGACTGGCTGGACTGGGCAATCAATGAGCGGACGCTGGATTGGATCGTACAGCTTGTGTTCGACTTTACCAAGAAGAAGCTCGAAGATTACATGGCAAAGAAATCCGTGGAAACCACCACTGTGGCCCGTTTCGGTAAGGCGGGGGAGGACAAGCGTAATGACTGACGAGGAACTGGAACATCGCCTGACAGCGGTCGAAAACCGTGCACAGAGCAACACCCACCGGCTGGACGAGCTGGGGAAGCTGACCGATGCAGTAAACGGCATGAACACCAATATCAAGTTGACCATCCAGCAACTCGAAAACACAAACAAGAGCCTTGAAATTGTAACGGCTCAAAACAAAAAGCAGGAGGACCGCCTGACCGCGCTGGAAAAAGCCCCCGGAACATTTGGGAACAAACTTTGGTGGGCTGTGATTGCGGCGTTGGTTTCCGGCCTTGTGGCCTATGAACTGACGATGCTTCTGCACTGAAATGAAAATCCCCCGCTGGCATCCTGATGGATTGCTGGCGGGGGATTTTTTGTTTGTCTGGAAGTTTTGCACAAAGGAAATGTGCAAAGTGTGGAAAGTTTGCGAATTGACAACGGTACACCGTATAATTTACGCTTAAAACGAAAATAAACGCCATAGTCGGAAGGAGGAAAACGGCGTGCGAGTGTTCAAACAGCTTACGCTTACAGACCGAATCCGTATCGAAAAGTGGTTGAAAGATGGGCTGAGAGTAAAGGAAATCGCAGACAGGTTGCGAGTGGACCCGTCCACGGTGTACCGGGAATTGAAGCGCGGCAGTTATGACAAGCTGGACGGTAAGACGTGGAAGCTGATTCCTACATACAGCCCGGACATTGCAGAGCAAAGGTATCAGGCACATCTTCGGGAAAAGGGGCCAAACCTTAAAATCGGCAAGGATCATGAGCTTGCAAGCTATATCGAACAGACCATTATAGATAAGGACTGCTCACCGGCTGCGGTGTATGGTTATGCCATGGAAGAAGGACGGACATTCAAAACGCATATATCGGTGCCTACCATATATAGCTACATCAAAAAGGGTGTGTTCCTGAATCTGACACAAAAGGCTCTGCCCAGACATGGCGTGCATAAGGGCGACTATAAAAAGGTCAAAACAAAGAATCCTGCCCGTGCGCCGGCTGGCGAGAGTATCGAAAAACGCCCGGCGGAAGTAAAAGACCGTGAAGAATTTGGACACTGGGAAATGGACACGGTGTATTCCGGCAAGAAGAAAAGTACGGTTGCACTGCTGGTGCTGACCGAGCGCAAAACCCGGAACGAAAATATTATAATGGTGCCGGATCGCCGTGCAGAGACGACCGTGCAGGCAATCAATGCGCTGGAACGGAAGTTGGGCGCAGAGAAGTTTGGCATCATTTATAAGAGCATCACGGTGGACAACGGCAGTGAGTTTGCATTGGCCGATCAGCTGGAACAGTCCTGCATCACCGGGGATAAGCGGACGAAGGTATATTACTGCCACCCGTATTCTTCCTGGGAACGTGGGAGCAATGAGAATGTGAACGGCATGATCCGCCGCCGGCATCCGAAAGGCACGGACTTCTCAAAGGTCACAGCGGAAGAAATCGCAGCCACGGAGAACTGGATTAACAGCTATCCTAGAAAAATTTTCGGCTATAAGAGCGCCGGCACAATGTTCCGCGAATGCCTGCGGGAGCTTGGTTTGACAGCATAAAGCACATAGAAAGCAGAAAATCACTGGTAAAAATGAACAATAAGGGATAACCGCAAGCGGGGTGCGCTTGGCGGCTTGTTTGCTTTACGCTAAAATCCACAAAAACAGAGCCGAAAATTTGTTGCATTTAATGCTTTACTTTTCATTTGCGAGATTTTTTTGGAAAAAGGCTTTACAAACGAACCGCAAAAAATTATTATATAAGTAATTTGTTTAAATCGGAACCTGCACGGCGGACCTTCACGCACCGCTGTGCTCAGAATCCAGAAAGAAGGTTTTATTATGGCTGAGAAAAAGACTCCTGCAGTTTCCCCCGCAACGGAATCTGCTGCGGACCCCAAGACCCGCAAAACTGCCGCAAAGGCACCTGCCCGCCGCGGCCGTCCGCCGCTGGCTCCGGAGCTGTATGTGGAACTGAACGGCAAACAGTACAACATTACCGATGTCATCGACCGTGCCAAGGCCGACTACCGCGCCACCCACAAGGTGGGCGTGCAGTCCTGCAAGGTATACGTCAAGCCGGAAGAGGGCACTGCCTACTACGTCATCAACAAGGTCTCCGGCAAACTGGACCTGTAATTTTTCTGCGTTCCGGGTGCCGCGCACCGCACGACGGAGCACAAACAAAACACGCAAAAAACGCTTCTGCAGAACTCCTGCAGAAGCGTTTTGTTTTTTGCCTGGATGCCCTGTTATTTCTTTGCGCTGCCCCAGAGGAATTTCCGCTTTTGCAGCGGATCCGGATCCGGGATCTCAAACACATAGCGCTCCGTGGCATTGATCACCGTAGTGTTTCCGCGGGTGCACACCCGGGGCAGCTTTGCGTCATAGTTCAGGTGCACATGCCCGTGCACGAACCAGGCAGGCTGGTATTCGTCCAGCAGCTCATTGAAGCACACAAAGCCCTTGTGGGCGCAGTCGGTGCCGTCGTTCAGGCCGCTGGCCGGGGCATGAGTGAGCAGGATGTCGATGCCACCCACCTTGTGCGCCTGCAGCCAGAGTTTGCGTGCCCGGCGGCGCATGGCCGCCTCGGTGTACTGGTAGGTATCTTCCTGGTTGTAGCGGAAACACCCGCCTAGTCCCATGATGCGCAGCCCGTTCCACACGAACACCTGATCATCCACACAGATGCAGCCGCCCGGCTCATCGCCCCGGTAGCTTCCGTCGTGGTTGCCGTGGACATATAAGATGGGCACTGCGGTAAAGTTGGTCAGATACTCCAGGTACTTTTTCGGCAGGTCTCCGCAGGAGAGGATCAGGTCGATCCCCTCCAGCTTTTCCCGGGTATTGTAATCCCACAGGGCCTTGGACGGGACATCTGAGATCGCTAGTATTTTCACGTCTAGTTCGCTCCGTTCTTTGTACCGTTGTGCCGGTTATTTCTCCAGACCTTTCAGATTATCCAGACCGTTGATCGCCATCAGCGTCCGGGTCTTGACGTCCAGGTCATCGTAGTGGGGCAATGCCCCCTCTACGCATTCGTCCAACCAATCCATCTCCATCAATTCCTTGGGGCTGTACACCACCGAGGCCGGGGAATGGGGCTGGTGGTTCTGGTCATAGAGCTCATCCGGGAAGATCCGCAGTTCCTCCTGGCTCAGCAGCATCTCCATCATATCCAGCAGATGCAGGGTGCCGCCAGGCAGGCCCTTCTGGTAGTTGATCTCCTCCGCACCGCTCCGCATCCCCCACCAGTAGTTGATAGCCCGGGCACCGGAGCTGCCCCAAGTGCCGTCGAAGATGGAACGGATGATCTCGATATAAAAAGCCTCCCACTTCCACACCGGCAGGCCCAGGGGGTCCAGGGTGCCGTCCGGCAGCCTGCGGCACAGGCCGTAGTCCCGGTAAAAGCCCTCCGGCTCCTTTTGGCTGTGGGCGTAAAAGATGTCCACATCCGGGCAGTCCGAAAAATCCAGCGGCTTTGCCGGGTCCGGCAGGCAGGACCACCGCAGCACCACCCGGGCCTGGGGCCGCACGGTCTTTAAGCCCTGGGCAAAGGCGTTGAGGGCCGCCGGCACACCGTACACCGGGTGGGGGGCCACATAGCCCACCCGGTCGGTGTGGGTCAGGGCACCAGCCAGCAGGCCCAGCAGGTAGGTCACCTCATAGGCTCGGGGGTAGTAGGTACGCACCAGGGGGTGGGGCGCATTCAGCGAACAGTTCAGGATGCGGATCTTGGGGTGCTGGGCCGCCACCTTCAGGCAGGCGGTGTGCATCCGGGCACTGGTGGTAAACACCACGTCTACACTGTCGTGGGCCAGCTCCTCCAGTGCCTGCTCGGCGTCCACCTCCGGGTTCACGTTCTCCAGGGTGGTGGTGGTCAGCCGGTCCGGAAAGGCCTGTTCCAGGGCGTCCCGGCCCTTGTTGTGGTTCCGGACCCAGGCACTGTTCTCGGCGTTGTTCTCGTGGAGGAAGGCCACCTTCAGCTCACTGGGCTTGGAGCTGAAGATGTTCAGCTTGGACAGCAGCGGCTCGCCGGCGCTGGGGGCCGGCTCCAGGGACAGTTCCACCGCCTGAGGCTCCGTAAGCACCTTCACCTCGGTCCACAGTTTTTCCAGGTTCTCCTTCACCTGGGCCGGGGTGGCCTCGCAGGCGTCGGCGTACCGATACACCGACAGATACACCAGCAGGCCGTCGCCGGTGGTCAGCTTCAGGTCATGGCCTCCCAGGGCAATGAACTGCTGCCGGAACACGGTGTAAAAGGACGAAAAGTTCAGTCGGTCGTCCTCGGTCCAGCTTTCCTCAGAGGCCTTGCACACCAGGGTCTGGAGCTTGGCATAGCCTCCGGTGCGGCTGAAGTGCACATAGTTGATCTGGGACAGCTTATAAAAGTCCAAAAACTCGTAGTAAATCCGGTTTTCCAGGCTGTCGTTCCGGGCCGGGATCAGCCGGGTGACCGTGCCGGTGATCTTTACCGCCCCGTAGTATTTCAGCACCGACACCCGCTTGTTGCCCTCCTGGACATAGAAGCGGTTCATGAACTCGTAGGCCAGAATGGGGTTCTGGATGCCCTCCTCCAGGTGGGCCTCGCAGAGGTTGGACCACTTGGCGGCAAACTCGGTGTCCGCCTCCAGCAGAGGCATGAAGTTGGGCGCAAAGGCTGTGTGTCGTCCGCTGGTCTTGGTGCCCACGATGCTCTCAGCCGGGATCTCCACCAGACCCAGCGGCTCCTGTGATACGATGTTCACATTGACCAGAATATCGTCCAGCACCGCAAGATAGGGCGACTGGCCGCGTGCCACGCAGGCACGATAGGCGCGCTGTCCGGACTTCAGCGCGTTTTTGTAATCTTCCAGCATAACCTGCTCCTTTCGTCTCCGGTGGGTCGCTGTGCAGCTACGCTGCACTGTTCAGCTCAGTATACCATGAAAATCAGTTTTATGGGAGACTTTGTCGCACAAAAGTGTTGATTTCTCCCCGCATTTCGGGTACGATAAAAGAAATTGATCGAAGGATAGGAGCACACCCATGCACACCGACGCACTTCCCCTGCTGAAAGCCGACGAATACCCCGGCGGTCTGTGGTATTACGAGCCCCATACATACCAGCCTTATCGCTATGTGCTGGGCCGGGTGGGCCGGCACCCGCTGGTGTGCATCGGCATCAACCCCAGCACCGCTCAGCCCGGTGCGCTGGACCCCACCCTGAAAAGTGTGGAGCGTCTGGCCAACGCCAACGATTTTGACAGCTGGATCATGTTCAATGTGTACCCTCAGCGTGCCACCGACCCCAACGACATGGACCGTATGCCGGACCGCGCCCTGTGCGACGAGAACCTGCGCTGGCTGCAGGCCGTGCTGGCCCAGACCGAACCCACCATGTGGGCCGCCTGGGGCACCCTGATCGAAAAGCGGGATTACCTGCCCGGCCTCATGCGGGAGATGGTGGCCCTGACCCGGGAAAAGAACATTCCCTGGGTGACCTTTGGCAAGCGCAGCAAAAAAGGCCACCCGCACCACCCGCTGTACCTGCGCAAAGATTCCACACCGGAGCCATTCGATGTGGAAAACTATCTGGACACCTGTTTCTGATCTCATTCTGACCCGATGCGGAGGGACCTTTTTTGACCGCAGAACACTATCATGCCCTGTACCGGTGGTTTGACGCGCACCCGGCCGCCCGGCGCTTCGTGATCGCGCTGGACCGCTGGCTCCCGCTGGTGCCGTTTGTCTGCTACCCGGTGCTGCTGTGCCTGCTCAATGTCCGGCTGGTGCAGCTGTTCCTGACCCGGCAAAGCGCCGCTCCTGATTTGATGCCGGAGATCGCCCGTTCCATTCTGGTGCCGGGCATCACCTTCTGGGTGGGCACCGCGCTCCGTGCCCGGCTCGACCGCCCCCGCCCCTACGACCAGCCGGGTTTCACCCCGCTGGTCCAGAAGGACACCCACGGCCGGTCCTTCCCGTCCCGGCATGCGCTCAGCGCCGCTGTGCTGGCCATGGTGTGGCTGTATTTTTACCCGGCTGTCGGCTGGTGCATGATCGTCATCGCCCTGCTCATTGCCGTGGTGCGGGTGCTCACCGGCGTGCACCATATCCGGGATGTGGCCGCCGGGCTTGCCCTCGGGTTTGCCTGCGGCTTTGTCGGCATGTGGCTGCTGTAACTGCGCCGCATAAAAATCCGAAACTTTTTTCAAATTGTTCTTGACAGACCGGGTTCCGTATGGTATTATACTTCTCGCAGCGTGTGTCGACACACGACTGCCGCCATAAAGGAACCCAATGGGATAACAACGTGCGCCCGTAGCTCAGGTGGATAGAGCAACTGCCTTCTAAGCAGTGGGCCGGGGGTTCGAGTCCCTTCGGGCGCATCTATGTGGTGCCCATAGCGTAGTCGGTTAACGCGCCAGATTGTGGATCTGGAGACCGTGGGTTCGAGTCCCACTGGGCACCCCACCAAAAAGTCCGCTGTTTTCAACAGCGGACTTTTTTTGTGTGGGTGCCCAGTGGGACTCGAAAAGCACGGCACTGCCGCAGGCAGGGCAACAAACAGCCCAGTGGGCTGTTTGTTAGTGCGCGGGTCCCAACCATTCGGAACGTCTACCGGGGTCCCGCTCTCTTTGGTGGGGTGCCCAGTTGGCTCGAACCCAAAATCACAGATACAGCAGCGGAGGCGTCCATCAAATGATGGACGCCTCCGCTTTTTCTCTTACTGGTTCATCTGCTGCAGGATCTTTGCGATCTCACTGGTGGTGTAGCCCTCTTTCTGCAGGGCATTGGCAATGGACGTGTCACTCTTGCCACGGCTGCGCAGCAGTGCCGCCGTAAAGGGCACCACGCTGCTGCCCTTCAGCGCATTCGTTCCCGCAGCGCTCCCCGATGCCTTGCCGCTGCCGCTGCTTTTTGCAGCCGCATTGCCCGCCGCACGGCTGGCTTTGGCCTGCGCATTGGACTGCTTGAGCGCCCACTCGCCCTTGGCAATGTTCAGCTTTTCCGAGGTAACGCTGTTGTTGAAGGCCTGCTGCTTCAGCGCATCCTGATAGGCGCGCTCGCTGGCTTCATTCTCATAGCGCTGCTGGGTCAGACTGTCCTGCCGCTGCTTTTCCTGCATCTGCTGGTTCCATGCCGTATCGGCACGGTCGGCCTCGTAGGCGCGGGTGCCGGACACGATGTTGTACCCGGTGTTCAGCAGGCTGCCCGCCAGCGAGCCGATGCCGGTGGTGCCGCTGATGGCCAGCTGGATCGCATCCCCGATGACCCCCAGCACGGTCATGATGCCGTTGAAGGTCTGCTGGCGGCGGCTGGCCTGTGCCTGTTCCTGCGCAGTATAGTAGCCGTGCAGGGTGTCCAGACGGCTCAGATAGTCCTGATACTGCCCGTAATCCTGCGCGTAGGCGTTGTTGTAGTCCTCCCCTTTCTGCTGCAGCTGGGTGTAGTAATCTGAGAGCTGCCGGTCGTACTGCTTCTGCGCACTCTGTTCCTGGGCGTTCAGCTGGTCCAGCCGCGATACCAGCTCATCGCCGCCGCTGGTGTAGGTGTCCAGTGCCAGACTGTACAGGCTGGGGATGGCCTCGTTCAGCGCACCGATCTGCTGCTGGTAGGCCTGTTGTGCCGCACTGGCCGCATAGCTGGAGCCGTAGCCGCCGGTCAGGGCTGCCGCCTGTGCAGCGGCATCGGCACTGGCGTTGTGGGCGTTCTGGGTGTACTGCTGGGCGTACTGCCGGTACAGCGGGTCCTGCGTATAGCTGTAGGCAAAATTCTCCCGTGCCAGCAGACGGTCCAGAACCTCATTGATGCGGTCCTGGTAGCTGCTCTGGTACGCCTCCGGGCGCTTGTCCTGCCACTCCTTCAGCGCGTTTGCGGCGTTGGTCACGCTCTGGCCGGGGCGGTAACCGGCCCCTGCCATGGCCTCTTCCACCTGCTGTCGGTTTTCCAGGCCACTGGTGTCATAGCCGCTCTGCGCCTCCGGCGCTGCCAGCTCTTCCTCTTTCTTTTTGGTCGCCATGCTCTTCTCCTTTCTTTTACAACGAATTCAACCGGGTGCGCAGCTCCTCCGACAGGTTTTCCACGTCCAGATTGGTTAGTACATACTGCAGCTGTTCCTGCATCTGGTACAGGTAGCTGCGCAACGCTCTTGCGTCCTCCGGGTCCATGTTTTCGCTCAACTTCGGCAGGCCCAGCCGGTTCAGACCGTTCACACTTGCCATGTTGCTTCCTCCTGTTCTTCCACAAGGCCGCCTTTGGCTGCGGCCAGATTCTTCGCCAGACTGCGCAGGGTGATCTGCCCTTTGCCCCGCAGGCGCAGCCGCAGGGTGCTGTGCCGCCGGGGCACCAGCGGCAGGTCATAGCTGCGGCGGGCCTCCCGGGCGGTCAGGCTTGCCACTGTCTCCCATGGGCCGCCGTCGTAGCTCAGCGCTACCTCCACCGTGCTGGCACAGGCCGCGTCCAGCCGCAGCGTCAGCCGCGACAGATACCGCTGTTCTGCCCCGTCCTGCCCGATGTCACCGGTCACCAGCTCAAACGACACCCGCTGTTCCACACCTTCGGTGCTCTGCCAGTCGCTCTCCCGGCTGGGATCCGCCGCCCACAGGGCCTGCCCGTCCCACAGATACAGCTGGCCGCCGGTGCTGGCCATGTCGCAGGAGCATACATCCTCTTCGTGCCAGAGCCCGCGTTCGGTGTCATACACCAGCAGCCGGGTCTGCCCTTGGGTCCCGGCCGTGCGGGAGATGTGCAGATAATACCGGCCGTCCAGCGCACCGCCCACAGCGCTCTGCACGTTGGCCAGCCGGCTGGCGTCCAACACCGCCGACACCTTGGTGGGGATGCTGCCGTCCCACGCCATGACCCCATCCGGCGAGAGATAATACAGCGTCTCGTTCAGCACGCACAGGCTGCGGGCCGCATTCTTGGCCACGCCCCGGCAGCGCAGAGAGGTGAGCTGAAAATCCGAGGGCTTTGTGCCGCACAGCTTGTGCAGGGTGTTCTCCTTGAAGAACAACGCATAGCCCATGCAGGTAGCCGCGCCGGTAAAGGCTCCGTCGCTGCCCACCGTCACCGCATAGCTGTCCGCCGCAATGCCCCGATAGGAAAACCAGTTGGTGGGGTCGCCCAGCTTGCAGGCGTAGATCACATTTTCCCGGCTGCTGCAGCCCCACACCCGGTTGTCGCATTCGGTCACGAAGTCCAGGTCCGGCACCCGGCGTTCCAGCTGCACAGTCTGTTCCGCCGCGATGCTGCGGGTCTGGCTGCCGTCCAGGCTGGTCCACTGGGCCGCATCGGTCCCCTGCACCAGTGTGCCGTAAAAATAGTCGCCCGCCGGGTCGGCACGCACGCACAGGCTGTTCTCCGTGACGGCATACACCACGCAGTCCCCGTCCAGTGCTTCCCACTGTCCGGCCTGCTTTGCCGCCGTGCCCTGCACGGTCACCGTGTCCCACTGGCAGAATTTTTCCTGTGCACCGGCCGCCGTGATGCGGCAATAGTCCAGCGGCAGCGCCGTCCAGTTGCCGGACGCCGCGCTGTACACTTCCAATGTTCCATCGTACCGCCAGGGGTGCTCTTCGTCCTCCACCTTCAGGAAGATCTGCCCGTCCGCCGGGCTTTCCGGCTCTTCCCGGCCCACGCCTGTGGGCGTGTAGGTCCTGCCCTCCGCATCGCAGGGAGCAAACTCCACGCTCTGGCCCTCCGCTTTCCAGCAGGCTCCCAGCGCCGAAACGCTGCCGTCTGCCGTATCAAAGGCGACCTTGTCCGGAAAGATCAAAATTTTCGTGCCAAGACCCACCAGCGCCTTTTTGCTGTCGGCCACCGCATCGGTGCAGGTCACGATCTCCCCGCCGTCGTCCGGAGTGTACACCAGGTCTTTCCCGCAGACGGTCAGCAGCCCGTTCAGGTGGTACATCCCATTCAGGCCGGTGAGGGTCCGCAGCTTCCGGCGGGGCTTGCGGGTGCTCAGCGCCGGGAAATCCCGGGACGAAAAATTGATCCCCGCACTGTACTCTGCCTCGGAGCAGCCGTAGCCCTCGTTCAGGCCCCCGAAGGCCCGCAGCAGGGTGCGGCTGTTCTGGACTCTGGTCCGGTTCGCCAGAACCATCTTATCCCTCCTTTCACCACTGCCAGCGGGTGCAGGCCCGCGGCGGATAGGTCCGGCGCAGCCAGGCCGCAAGCTCTGCCAGAATGCCATTATACTGTGCCTGCTCCCCGGCGTAACGGTCGGTCTCGCCCAGTGCGGCATCGGTCATGGCGCACAGGTAATGCGGGTACAGGGCATCAAAGGGGGCCGGGGCCAGCAGCACATCCTCGTCCTGCAGGCCATCGTCCCAGGCCCGGTCCGCCCCCACGGTGTCAAAAGCATCCGTATCACTGGCCTTGAAAAAGCGTTCCCGCAGCATGCCGTCTGCTTCCCGCAGCCACTCCTGCCGGGTGTGCACGGACACACGGCTGCCGGGCCGCAGTTCCTCGGCGCGTTCCAGCGCCTGTCCTACTGTCATCGTTCCACGCTCCTTTTCAAAAAAGCCCGGCGGGGCATCTCCCTGCCGGGCTCCGGTCCTGTTGCTTACTGTGCCGCGTTCTCCGCTGCCGCAATGCGGGCAGCGGTGCGCTCGTCCTGCATCTGGCTGTGTTCCAGCACCTCCGCCACTTCGGGCGGCACCTCCACTTCCACACCGCGGCGGATCTTGTAGTTCACGCCGTTCACGCTGACGAACAGGTCGCCCTTATAGCGGCTGTTGTCCTTGAACAGCCGGATGCGCACGTTCTTTTCTGTCATCCTGCACACCTCCTCAGTTTGCGGCGGCGTTGGCCGAGTAGCTGGACACGCTCTCGATGCGCACCATGTACTGCTCCACCAGACGTTCGGCAGCACGCATGCCCTTCCAGCCCACCGAAGCGCGCTGGTTCAGCGGGTCATCGCCGTAGCCCAGCTGCTTGACGATGTGCTCCAGGCCGCCGCCCTCCAGCTCGGTCACACCGTAGGCATGGGCACCCAGCACCAGGGTGCCGAACACCGCCAAGCCGGTGGGGCAGGTCTCATCCTTCCAGATCTTGGCCTCGCTGGTCTCGATGAAGCGGATGTTGCCCAGCTTACCGATCTCGCCGCGGAACATGGTGTCCGGGTCGGCGTACTTATGCACCTCAATGAACTCCTTGCAGGTCTTGAGGTCGTAGGCCGCATAGGGGTGGATGATGGCAATATAGCTGTCGCCAATGGGGTCGGCGTTCATGGCACCCAGCTGGGCCGCTGCCTGGAAGAACAGCTTGGGGGTCAGGGTACAGCTCTTGTCCAGCGTCTTGCGGCTGGTCACGGCGGTCTCGGCGCCGTCGGCGGCCTGCTTGGGTGCATAGATCACATTGGTGCCGCCGGCCAGCACATCGCGGGTGATGCTGTCCATGGTGCGGCCCGCCTGGCTGGCCAGCACACGGGTGGCCTGCACCACGTTGTTGTCAATGGCGGTCATCTGCAGCACGTCGGTCAGCGGGGTCCAGCCGCCGTACTGGTGCAGGTCGCTGGTGATGGTGGTCACGTTCAGGGCCTGACCGTTGGGGGTCACGCCCTCGGTCAGGGGCGTGGTGGCCTTGGGCAGGCTGTCGTACTTGCGGAACTCGATGGTCTTGCCGCCGTTCTGGGGCACCGGGTAGTAATCCGCGAACTGGTCATGCACCAGACGCGGCTCTGCCTGGTCGATGAGACGCTTCTCATAGAAGGTCTTCATCTCCTTGGACATGGTGGCCGTGGTGTTCTGCAGGTTGTCGGCAAACAGCTGGATGTTGAAGTTCATCATACGTTTTTCCTTTCTCTTGTCGGGTTTACAGTTCGATCTGAGCACCGTGCAGCACACGGCGCTCCAAAGCTTCGCGCTGGGCGCGGGTCATGCTGGCCACATCCGGGTGCACCGTGGCCGCACCACCGGGGCGGATGCCGTTTTCTGCGGGGCGGGCGGCCCGCTGCTGGATGCGCTGCACCACGCCCTGCTCCACGGCCTGTGCCGCACGGTGCAGGCTCTCGTCGTAGTGGGCCAGACGGTAGGCGTCCCGCATCCGCATGCCGGGCAGCTGCATCAGGCGGCGCATCTCCGGGTTCTTCAGCTCCTCCTGCAGGCGGAACTCCGGCTGGCTGCGGCGCAGGTCGGCTTCCTCAGCCGCCCAGCGGGCATGCAGCTCCCGCACCGCGTTTCGGGCCTGCAGCGGCAGGGGCGGCACCGCCGGGCGGGGCAGCTCCGGCTGGGGCGTCTCCGGTTCGGCCGGCTCCGGATCCGGTTTTGCTTCCGGCACCGGCTGCGCAGTTTTCTCCCCCGGTTCCATCGTCCCGGAGGCAACGGCCTGCCGGGCCTGTGCCGGGCTCAGGGCCGGGGCCGCAGGCACTGCCTCTTCTGCAAACATCTGCAGGTCCATCATGCTCTGTTCGCCCCGGCGGCTCACATCCGCAAAGCGGACGTTGTCCGGGTAGCGCTCGGCCAGCAGGGTGAACCCTGCCTTGGCCAGCTCAAAGGCACCCTGCACCCATGCGGTACAGGGTGCGTCGGCCTGCACGGCCAGACGCGGCCCGTCCGGTTCCTCCCAGGCGTCGGCATGGGCATTTTCTTCCCCGGCCAGCAGGTACACCAGTGCCTGCATCAGGGTGCTTGCCCCGGCGCACACGATGTCCTGCCCAGCAGGGGCAAAGCCTGCATGTCCGGCAGCCTCCAGTCGGCAGCTCAGGCCCTCGGGGCCATCCAGCTCGCTGTAACATACTTTCATCATTCTTGTTTCACCTCCTTACAGTTTCACGTTCATGGCGCGGGCCGCAGCGGCCACCGGCAGACTGCCGGGCAGCACCGCACCACCGGTGCCGGTCTGCGGCGGGACCGCCTGCTGCAGCTGTGCCAGCTTCTGGGCCAGTGTGCCGTTCTGCCGCACCCGCTGGCGCACTTTCTCGATGCCCTCAAAGTCCATCATTTCCAGCGCCGCCAAGGCCGCGTCGGCATTGGCGGGGTCGAAAAAGCCCAGCTGATAGCACTCCTTTGCCGTCTCGTTCTGGCTCAGGCGGCTGAAGGTGCTCTTCTTGGCCGCGCTGACCACGATGTCAAAAATGGGCTCCCGGCTGCCCAGCTCCACGCCGCCCACCTCGCGCACCGGCTGCGGGCGCAGGGCTGCCGCCGAGAAGGGCAAAAACTGGTTCTCACCGCTGGGCCCTACGATGCGGAAGATGCGCTGTTCATCATAGAACTGCCGCATCAGCTCGATCATCAGGTAGCACTGGCGGGAGAAGGCCCGGTAGGCGCTCTTGAGCATATCACGGCTCAGTTTGCTTCCGGCTTCCTGCAGGGCCGCAATGGCACTGGCTGCCGTCACACCGCCGGTGGTGCCGCCCTGGGTCATGTCGCGGTTGCCGCTGATCTCCTTCAGCTCCTCGATGCGGCTCTGACGGTAGCTCAGACTGCTGCCCTGCAGACCGGCCGTCTGCAGCGGGCGGAAGCTGTCGTCGTTCAGACGGCCCACCACATGCACGATGTCCCGGCTCAGGTCGGCCAGCTCTTCTTCGTTGACCCCGGCGGTGTCGCTGAGCACATAGCGCTGCCGGGCCGACAGCAGCACGTTCTCGTCCATGGCATGGTTCATCTGGTCGATGGCGGTCTGGCAATCCTTCATCACGTCGATGTAGCCAAAACCCGCCGGGCTGTCCTCTTCCATGAACAGCGGATCGAATACGAAGGGGTACTGCCCGTGGTCGTACAGGCCCCGCTGTGCCAGTGCCGGGTCGTTCTGGCTGGCGTACAGCACCACCCCGTTGCAGAACTTGCAGTAGTGCAGCACCATGCGGCCGCTTTCGTCCGGGCGCTTATAGTACCAGTCCACCACCACACTGCGGGAAGCGGTGTCCGCGCCGTCCTCGTGGATGTAGCGGGGCACATCCAGCACCCCGGCGGTGTGGCCTGCCAGCTGTGGGTAGCGGGCCGTGAGCTGTGCGGTGTCCTCCAGGCTCAGGCTGAAAAAATCCGGTGAGTCCTGGATATCCGCTACGCCCGGCTCCCAGTAGAGCATCAGCAAGTTCATGGCCCGCACCGCAATATCCCCCACGCCGCCCCGGGCTGCCGGGTCCCAGAACACACCGGTGACCCCGGTGCCCTGCTTGAGCTTGCGCCACCAGCAGTCGCTGTACACCTGCTCGTAATCTGCCTGTTCCAGCACCACCGGCAGCACGCTGGAAAGTGCCCGCGCGGTTGCCTCATCGTCCGCTGCACGGGGCAGCACATTGGGTTCCGGGTAGTTGTCCATGGCATCGGCGTGCTTGTTGGCGATGCTGTTGAACAGCCATCCACTGCTGGGCTGCGCCTTGCCGGGCATCATGGGGTTCTGGTAGTTCTTCCAGTGCCCCATGCGGAACCACAGTTCGTTGTCCACCAGGCGCCTGTCCAGTGCCGCTTTGCCGGCCTTGTAACGCTGCAGGGTCTGTGTGGCCGCAGCCACCTCCGCCGCACCCACCGGCATCGCTTCGTTCTGATAATCGTCCATCGTTCTTCTCCTTCAGATCCTGTAAAATCTTGCCTGCCGGTGCAGGTCCAGCGGGTCATCCGGCGGCGGCAGGGCCGTGCGCCGGGCCGGCGGGCTGATGGGGTTCTCCATCAGCACATACCGGCACTCATCATAAATGTGGTCCTCCTGCCGGGTGTCGATATCCTCCACGTTGCTCTCGTCGTACACGAGGTTCGGCAGCGTGCGGATGAAGTGTTTGCAGGTATTGAACACCTGCAGCATCGGGCGGCCGTCGGCGTCAAAGTTGAGCCGGTAGTGGAACTGCATCTTTCCCGCAAGGCGGGTGTGGTCGCCGGGCTTCCAGTGCAGGAAGTTGGGGCTCCGCTCCATCATGGCCGCGATGCTCTCGCCCCGGCTCTCATCAAAGATGGCCGGGTCGGCAACGCCATGGATCACCCGCCCCCGCAGCACGGGGTCGTTCTGCTCTGCCTCCCGGATGCGCCGGGCCTGTTCCACCGGGTCAATGCGCAGGCCCTCGTTGGGGCGGCCGGTGCAGCCGTACAGCTCCTTGATGCGGTAGAGCCGCCCCTCTTCATCGGCCGCATACCACCCCACCGAGAACGGCTTGGAAAACCCGAAATCGAACCCCCGGTAGATCTGCCAGTGCTTGGGAATGGCAAAGGGGGCGATCACATGGGTCCAGCGCTGATCCTGATAGTGGGCCGGGTCGTTGCGCCACTCGGTGAACACCTGGCCGGAAAAGCTGTCCCAGCTGCCATAGAGCAGCGCCTGCTTTTCCGCTTCCGGCATGGCAGCCAGGCTGGCCAGATAACCGGGATCGTTCTGCAGCAGAGCCGGGTTGTCGAAAATGCTGGAAGGGATGAACACCCTTGCCCGCTGCAGCTTCTGTTCGGTGCCGTCCGGCCGCCGCACCGTGTATTCCTCCACGATGGGCGTGCCGGGTGGGGCCGGGGTGATGAACCGCGCCTTCACCCACCCGTGGCCGATGCCGCCGGGGTTGGTGGTGGCCCGCATGTACACCCGGGTGCCCGGCCCGGTGGGGCGGTTGCGGCTCATCATGTAGCTGTACTCTTCCCATTCAAAATGGGTCAGCTCATCAAAGCCGATGAAGTCGTAGGCCTTGCCCTGGTAATTGGTGCGGTCCTTGGTATACTGCATGGAGCCAAAGTAGATCTTGGCCCCGCTGGGGAAGTTCCACACATGGGCCGTGGCGTTGTACTGCGCCTGCGGAAAGGCCCGGCGGTAGTACATCTGGCTTTTGTCCACCAGATCCGACAACTGCGGGTATGTTTTGCGCAGGATCAACGCTCTGTAATGCGGAATATCCACCTGACGCAGTGCCTCGATGACCAATGCATCGCTTTTTCCGCCGCCGGCCGCGCCGCCGTACAGTGCTTCCGGCTCCGGCCTTCGCATGAACTCGGCCTGCCGGGGCTGGGGCCGCCACACCACCGGGGTCCGGTGTTCCTCTGTGTTCATGGTTCTTCCTCCTCCACCCGCGGCAGCAGCACCACACCGCTCTCCGTTCCTTCCGCCTGCACGCCCTGGTCGTTCAGCGACCGCGCCACCGCAGCCAGATCCTTCAGCACCGCCGTGGCCTCCTTCAGGCCCTTCATCGTCCCGGGGTCCTCTGCCCCGCTGCGGCGGTTCTCCCGCTGCCGGGCATTCAGTTCCCGCACCTGCTGTGCCAGAAGCGTGCTCAGGATGTCGGTGGCCCGGCTCAGGCTGTCCAGCCCCCTGGACGTTTTCCTCTGCCCCATGGTTCGTGTTGGTTCCTCCTTTCTGCCCGGCGGCTCCGGGCTATGGCAACAGCTTACCACGCCTCGTGCTGCCGCAACAGTGTGTGCTTTTTCAGGGCCATTTCGTATTTTTAAACACGATTTTTTCAAATCGTATAATTTTGAGTCTTAAAAAACTCCGTTCTATCGCATCTTTCAGAAAAAGCTGTTTTTTCTTTCAGAAATCCGTTTGCAGTAATTCCGTCCGGAGCGCAAAAAAACTGCGGGGCGCGCTGCCCGGCAGCGGTTTGCCGGAAAGTCCCCACAGTTGAAAAGTTTTTTCAGTTCTCCCGGTAATTTCCGGGAGCTGCACGGTTTCTGTCCGGAAGGGTCGAACCGTGTCATGCAACATTTTGTAATCTTTTTGAAAGAAATCCGACCCTGCTCCGACCGATTTATCCAGAAGTTGCACGTTTATGAAAAATTATGCTTGTTACGGAAATTATTTTGTCCTTTGAAAATTCCTTTTGTTGAAACAGCACAAAAGAAATCTCAGATTCTTGTGGACTTGTTCTCTTGCAGACCTCTTCGCAGGCGGTTATAATACAAGCAGGAAATCCAGGTGCGTGCAATAAATGCGCCTGTGAAATTGCTATGATACGAATGAAGGAGAACACAATTATGAAAATGATTTCTCGTCGTGACTTCCTGAAGGCTTCTGCTGTCGTGGGCGCAACCGCTGCCATGACCGCATGTGGCGGTTCCTCCAGCTCTACTGCTGCTTCCACTGCTTCTTCCGCTGCTGCTTCCAGCACCGCTGCTTCTGCTGCCGGCTCTGCCAACATCGGTGTCTGCATCTATCAGTTCGCTGATAACTTCATGACCCTGTACCGCACCGATCTGGAAGAGTACCTGAAGGACATGGGCTACTCCGTCACCATCATGGACGGCAAGAATGACCAGAACACCCAGACCGAGCAGATCAACACCTTCCTGCAGCAGGGTGTCGATGTCCTGATCATCAACCCCGTGCAGACCACTTCCGCACAGACCATCGTGGACACCGTTTCTCCTTCCGGCACTCCCATCGTGTTCATCAACCGTGAGCCCGACAAGAGCGTTCTGGATTCTTACGCAGACAAGTGCTGCTACGTCGGTGCTGACGCACGTCAGTCCGGTACTTACCAGGGCGAGCTGATCCTGGAGACCGAGACCCAGGGCGATATCAACGGCGACGGCAAGGTCACTTACATCATGTGCAAGGGCGACCCCGAGAACATCGATGCTCAGTACCGCACCGAGTACTCCATCAAGGCTCTGACCGATGCC